GGGAGCTGGCTCAGGCCCACGAGCGTGGCGCTCATGTCCGCATCGCCGCTGGCAAGGGTCTGCACGCCGCCATAGATCGTGCGCTCCAGAGAGTCCAGATCCTCATCGCGCGCCTTAAGCGAGTCCTCCCACTGGTCTTGCGTGATCCCCTTCAGCAGCAGCAACCCCCGCGGCGCCCTGGCCGCGAGCTTTTCCTGGTCATGCAGCATGACCGCGTACAACGTGCGGATGACCTCGATGGCCCGGCTCACGGCGCAGAAGCCCAAGTCGGCCAGGCCCTCTGAGGACGCTGGCATGGAGCAGATGCGGATGTAGTCCGCCTCACTCCACTGCATGAATCCGCTCCCGGCGGTGGGCAGGTATTCGAGCGGGAGCTTGGGATCGCCCGTCAAACGGCATCGGGCACTGTCGACGTTGTACAGAGCGCGCAACGGGCCATTCCTGCCGTCCCGCCCCACCTCGACCACGCTGCCCAGGTCGGTGGTCCAATACGCGAGGCTGGCCTTGCGCGCGAACACCCGCCAGCCCCTCCCGGCCTCGCAGTCGTGCAGAATGTCGGTGTAGCGGTTAACCTGGTTCCTGCCTCCGGTCAACTCCCAGCCCCGATTGCTGTCAATGAGCGTCACGGCATTGATGACGCCGGCGAGATGCGGCTCCAAGCGCCAGACGTTCGAGAGCCAGAGGTCGCGAAGCATGGAGTCGACGCGGTATTCGGGCGGGGTCATCTCTGCGAGTTTGCACAGACTCGACCACCAGATCCCCATCGGGCGCCGCGCCTGCTTGAATCGCGGCTGCACGGATGCGATGTCGGGTTGCGCGCGCTCGATTGCCTTGCCTTTCCTGCTGGCCTTGCTCATTTCGCTGGCCCCCGCGACCACGACCTGATGCCGTCCTGAATTGCCTTCCACGCCAGTGCCCGCGCGATCACCGTGTCATCATGCACGCCCTGGGGCGCGCTGTAGCTGCTGCGCCCGGCAACGGCGCTGATCTTGCGCTCGTAGGCCTCCAGTTCCGTGCGCGCAACCGCATCCGGGAGCCACCGCATCTCCGCCCGCTCGAACGCTAGCGCAAGGCTCTCGATCAGCGGTGGCTTCGTCGCCGCCGTCGTCTGGAATCCCGTCAGCGGCACATGCTCCGCAACAAGGCGCTCCAGAATCGGCTCCCCGATTGAGTTTGACTCCGCAAGTCCCGTCTTGACACCCCATCGCTTCACCGCATCCTTCAGGCGTTCCGACTGGTACAAGTAGTCAATCTTGTTGAACCGCTGCAATTCCACCTCGGCTTTGCAGGTGGCGCACACGATAGAGATGGACGTGAAGTCATTGTGTTTTGCCCAGTCACACCCCAGCATCATCACATGTCCGCGGTGTTGCCCTGGCGTGGCTTTGAGCGGCGCTGTCAAACATGCTTCGATGTTGCGAAAGACCTGGCCCTCGCCCTCCAGGAACTCGGCCAGAATCTCCTGCTTGTAGGCGTCCTCGCCCATGTCCTCGACAATCTCGGCCAGTGCCTCTTTCGACAGGTGCGGGTTGTCGTGGCTGGTGAACTGCCAGGCCGCCCAGCGCCCAGTGGTATCGTTCTTTGCTCGCATGTATAGCTTGAAGGCATGGTTGCGGCGCTTCGGCGTGAAGATGAAGGTGGCGTTGCCGTCGTTGTCCAGCAACATCGGCGCGCCGACCTCCTCCCACGCGTCGGGGTCCATGAGCGAGAACTCTTCCAAGATCAGCTCGTCCGCATAGTCCCCGCGCAAGGTGTCGGCGTTCCAGGCGGTTTTCGTCCGAATCCTGCCGCCGTTGTGCTTGAACTCCAGCAGGCGTTCGCTCTCGTTTTTGTAGACCAGCCCCGCTGCGATCAACTCCGATAGCGCTGTCTTGCATTTGGTCCAGAATGCCTCCGTCTGCTCGTGAACCGGCGCCGCCTGTAGAATCCGGCGCCCGTCAAGCATCCGATCTACCGCCATATCCGCCGTGCCGGTCGTTTTACCCCCGCGACGACCTGCGACTATAACCTTCCGCTTAGCCTTGCTTTGCTGAAATTCCAGTTGCTTCGGGTGTGGTGTTGGTAGGTGTACCGCCAAGTCCATCGCGCACAATTCGGATCGTCACCTCTCCGCCGTGCTGCAAATCGGCGTCGATGTACTCAGTCGGCTTGCCGATGAGTCGATTCGCCAAATCCGCAAACGTGCTCTGGTCTTTCTTCGCACGGTGCTTGGCGGCGGCAACCAATTCGCGCCACTCCGCCATTGGTATCTCTGAAACGAGAGCCTTGAGATACCGTTCCTCAACTTCACGTCGTGGGCGTCCCTTGGGGTTGCCACTAACTCCCTTTGGAAATCGCCCGTGTTCGTCTCGTTCTACCACCTGCATCGTTCCTGTTATCAGGGTCCGCCGAGACTCGTAATGCGACTGCTTGTCTCTGGCACTCCATCAGCATCGCAGCCGCCGCAATTGCCGTCTCGGGCAGATCGAGCGTCACGCGCAAGCCACCATCGACCAATGTCTGCACTTTGTACACGGCGGCAGTGAACTCGATGGTCGACTCGCCCATTCTCCCTCGTTGTGCTGTTTGCCATCCAAAAAAAGGCCCGTTAACGCGAAAACGCGGGTTGGCTTTGCAGCCTTCCCGCGTGTTGTCCACCCTGGGCAGGATGTCCCAGGCCCTTATTCGACTATGCTCAGTGTATCACACTTTCGGCGTTACGTCAACCGTGAACACGAGTTCAACATACACCAGGTTGCCATGCTGCCAGTGCTGCACCCAACCACGGCGTAGGCCTGGCGGGGCAACGTTGCGAGGATCGCCCAGGCAACGCGCCATGAAGGCCGGAGCGGCGTCGCCGTCCTCGTTGCGAATGATGATGGTCTGGCAGACGGGCGCGCCGGCACCGTCCAGTGTCACCGTACCGAATGCCGGATGCTCAATCATCGCTCTTGTCCATCCATCGCTGGAATCCTTCCTCTCCGGGGCCGTCTGGTTCGCCTTCGAGAATGTAGAAAAGACGCAGTGTATCCCACAAGCAGGCGACTATCTCCCCAACGGCGCGAACAAAGTCGTTCGGTTGGTGCTCCATCATCGCACGGCCCACTCGAACACGAACCGTACCGCCTTGAACCACAGCAGCAGCACTGGAATCAGCACCATCGCGAGCACCACGTATGCCGCGACCCTGCCGGATGTTTGGGTTGGTTTCATGTCGCCTCCACTCCTACTGCCTCCCTTACCGCTGTCACGTCCAGACACGCCAACTCGCACCACCACGCGAGGCCATGCGGGTCTGGAGTTGTGAACCAGTCCCGCAACTCTTGCTGCATCTCCGCCACGACATCCGGTGCGTGGCCCCGCTGCCATCGGTTTGCGAGAGCCGCCGACAGCACGTGGCCCTTGCGTGCCAGGCGCCAGTCTGTCACCGCCTCTGCGATGACTGAGCGCGCGAGGAAGGTCACGCTGTCCTGCGGGTCGTCCTTGGCGCTGGCGCGACGATGGGCATAGGGCACTCTACACCTCCAACATTCCCCGCTGATGCAGGCATGCCTTGATCTGCATCAGCACGTTGTCGGGCTCATCTTCGAGCATCTGGGTTGGTACCCTGAGCACGAGCCAACCCTGAGTCGCGGCAAGATTCAACTTCTCGCAGTCCCGGATGTAGCCGCCGGGCCGGACATGCCGGCCGCGACTGTAGACGCCACCGTCAATCTCTACGGCAACGCGGTATGGTTCTGGCCAGGCGTAGTCAAACCGGAACCGGCGCGCCTTGTCGAAGCGGTACTCGCACATTGGGCTAGGGACTCCGGCGTTGCGCAGCATCGTCGTAAATGCCAGTTCATGCGTCCAGATTGTACGCATCCCCCTACTCCCTCCCCGCCTGTGGTGGAGTCGGCCAGTCGAACATCTGCTTCCGCACGATCCGTTGGGCCTGCTCCTCAGCCAAGTCGGTGCGCACTCCGTCCGCGTCGTTTTGCGCTGGTAGCGGAACCGCGCCCACGTGCTCGATCCGCACGTCTGGTTGCAGCCCCGGTACAATCGAGATCTCACTGATCCTCTCGCCATTCATGCCGACCTCGAAGTGGATGGGGGTGGTTATGTCGGGGCGCACGGGTTCTGTACCGCCCACGTCCTCGCTCGACTCGCCGTCCAGGGCGCCCGCGAGCACGCCCTCGGCGCGGCGAGGGTCGGCGGTGGTTGTGAGCCTCGCACTCTCTGGTGGACTCGGTATGCGCCAGACCTTGCAGAATGGGCACCACCAGTCAGTAGGACCACCGTCGCGTTTGGCCAGCGGCTGCCTACAGTGACCGCACACGGCTTCGACGGTGGGCACCGGAAGTCTATCGGGTAGCTTCTGCAGGTGAGAAAGGTACTCAGGATCGGGATGTGCCGCCTTGCCGTCGGCGCGGCGAAAGTCGGGACGCCAGCCTTCGGCGGTCATCGCGCGTGGAATCGCAGCAATCCAGTTTTCTGGGGCACCATCCGCTCTGAGATAACGCGCGAACTCCTTGTATGTCGGGCAATCCTCACACCGCTCCCGTCTCGCCTCCCTCAGCGCCTCCAGCACGCGCGGGCAGCGCTCGCACTCCGACGCCCGCCCGCTGGCGGAGGCTACCGCCGCCACGAGTAGCCCCACCATCAGTGCCACTGGCACGATCAGCAGCAACCACCACACAGAGATCATTCCTGGTCCCCTCTCTGCCACAGCGGGCTGAGGTCCACCCCATTGCGAGTCAGTGCCTGATACAGACCCGCCTCCAGCGGCATGATCTTGCTGTTGTCAAGATCCATGGAGAGATGATAGACCACTGCCTCGATGATCTCATGTAACAACGTTGAGGTGGCCGCCTGCTCTCCCAGATCAGCGCGCACGAATATCGTCTGATCCAGAGAGTAGCACTGACCGGGTGCCGTGCATGTAGCCGCGCGACGCATGCAGACGCGGTACTCATAGCCGAGAATGTCTAGGCTGCACACCTCAGTCACGTCCGTCACGGACTGTCCGATCTTGGATTCTGGCTTCATTCTGCCTCTATCTCCGCTCATTCCGGCCCTCCTTGGTCTACCTCGTACTGGCCGTATGCGTTCCCTTCCGCTTCCATCTGCGAGCGCCCGGCGGCGTCGATGGCGGACTGTGCGTCATCCCTTTCTCTCACCTCGTCGATGTACTCCGCCGTCGTCTTGTCGCCCGTGAACGCGGGATCGCTGCTGCGGAGACTGGCGCGGGTGGGGAGATCGGCCTCCTGGACAACATGGGCACCCCCTACCGGGCACGTAGCCCAGGAATGTGACAACAGCAGCCCACACCTAGCGGGGGATTCCTCCAACTCCCGCACCCTCTCCACCGCCTCGCCCGCGCAGTCCATGCAGATCACGCGGCGGACGTCCGCGGTGTCGTAGAGCACCGCCCGGCCCTGCATTGGCTTGCCGCACCTGGAACAGTCCGCAGGCGCATCCTCGGGCTGATAGACGTGTGCCCAACGTGTCATCGTCTCGCCTCCTTCCACTGACTGCACTTCTCGCACCGCCGCACGTTGACCGGCTTGCCGTTGCCCTTGCGCCAGCACATCCCCTGCATCCCGTCGCCGCTGATTCTCCTGGCCTAGCTCGCGTGCGCGCAGGTGGCGTGACCACGGACGGGTTGGGTTGGGTCGGACATATTCCCTCCGGCAATTCGGCCACGAAGCCGGTGGCCACTATCTCACTGGTCGTCCACTTGCAACTTGACTTGCAAACACCCCCTATTACATAGGGGGGTGATTTGCAACAAGTCAAAGAGCTTCTTGCAAGCAACTTGCACCCTGCAAGTTAAGCAAGTCAGACTACTACCGGTAGGACTCGTGGACATCGGACTCTTCTTTCTGGAGCAACCCCCAGCGATTCTCCGCTAATTGGATCAGCTTACCACTCTTTTTGAGCCTACTGAGCATCGGTTGTATCGTACCCAAGTCCGTTTCGAGTTCGTTCGCCAGTTCATGAGCGGTCATGGCACCATTCCGAAGTGAGGCAACAAGCCGTTCTCTCATTGGGACCTTGCTTGCAAGTTCGGGGGTACTGGCCGCATCGACGTTGGTGAGCGTCACCGCCATGAGTTGATCGGCATCGTTGTTGTCGAAGACCAATTTGAGCGCGCGAGGTCTCTGCCGTCGCCCGTTGTTCGCTTTCTGGTTATCCAGCGACACAAATTTGATGTCCGGATTCTCACCAGACGGGACAGCTCGTGCTATCCACAACCGTCGCACAGAGTTCGTGTGGTACGCGCTCCCGAAGACATCATCTTTGTCTCCGTTGCTGGTACTTCCCGCCACCTTCTTTCTTTTGTGGTGAATCACGAGAGTCGGCGTTTCTAGGGTACGCACGGCACGAAACAAGACGAGGGCCGTTCCCGATTCCTCTGGGGGACCATTCCCGGCAAAACCTGCGGAGTCCACGATCACCATACCGGCTCCCAGCTTGTCGATGTCGCGTCGCACAATTGTGGCTGCCTCAACAAGTGAGCTTGTCATTCTCCGGTAGAAGATCGGTGGGAGTTCCCGGCTGCCGGCCCCAGCCGTTAGGGCCGTCAATCTTTCTGCGTGCGTATCCTCGCTCGTCTCCCAGTCGAGATACAACACCGGCGTCGGTCCCTGGGTCGGTCGGCCCAAGAACTGC